AACCCAATGCTTCCTGTTACGCCGAATGCGTATACAATGGAGAACAACTATTTTATTCCGAGAGGCTCAACAGAGTTTCTTGATGAGGGCGCTATCGACGCCGACTGGACGCTGACCGGAAGCGAAGGCGTGCTTCGTAAAGAATATGCTGAAACAGCGGGTTTTGTAGCGGCTGATATTGGACGACAGTGTGTAGAATCTGCTTCAGGTCCAGATACCGGAACATTACTCGACTTTGAGGTTGAGCCGGATGGTACTACTGTAGTTTGGATTCGTCCTGACAGTGCTACTGATCTATTTGATGCCGTTTCTGGCACTATTTCTATGGTGGCTGATGGTGGCACTGGAGTAGGAAACGTCACTGTCGCAGCTATCTCAGGTCAGACACTATTCAGTTCTGTTCAGGCTATTGGATCTGTGCCTACCGCTACTGAGGTTTATCTGTATCAGAACCGATTTAAGATGACCGATAGTACGGGCGCATTCCAGTGGTGGACAACCGATCCTACCGTGTCTCTAGGAATTATTGACATTCTTATCCGAGTTATTAGTGCTGGTGTTACCATTGCTGATGGCGACGTGGAGGTGTTCGCACGAAGGTATACTTCACTGTACGATAACTTCCGATTGAACGTTGTGGCGGGTGGAAGATCCGCGCTACCGTTGGCGTCTGCTCCAGACATTAACAACACCACAGGCTATTTCAACGCTCTGTACGACGTAGGAACAGGTTCACCTTTCGTAGTTGGTGATCTTGTAACCAATACTTTCGGTGGTAAAGAAGGCGGACGTTATGTGGTAACTGCTGAGAACGACGGTGGTGCAACAGGTGATTTCGATTATTACACCACTGGTGATTTGACCGAATTTGCGGATAACGATACATTTACCAGTCCTACTCGTAATGGAACTATCATGGGTGCGCCAACCGCTAATTTAACCGGTCCTACTGATCCTGCTGCGGGCGAGGGCGGAACAGTTACCATTACCCTTGGTACTACTACGTTTGACCATGATGGTGATGGTACTGCGGAACCATATTCTGTGGACATTAATGCTCAGAACGATGTTGTGGCTTCGAAAGTGTATGAGCGTATTAAGTATGTTTGTCGTCGCGGTGGAGATGCGACTGGTCTATTTGGTGCTGGCACTAATGTACCGGGTGAGAGCTACCGTGGTCTAGAACTTCAGGCTCAGTATGATGCTCCTTCTGGTGTATTCACTGAGGGTGATGATATTACTGGTGCAGCCGGGTATACTGCTAGAGTAATGGCGGTTAACACAGGCGACACTTATGTTACCATCACAGATCAGCAAACATCTCTAGATTTTGTATCTGATGATGATGTTCTAACGGATGAAAGCGCAGATACAGTGACCGTGATGGGTGCGCCTGTATCTATTACTTCACCTAAGTCTTCACCATTCGGAACGTTCACAGGTACAGTTATTTTCGGTGCCAGGGGTATCCTTTTCTCTAGCCCACTTCCTGCTGATGCTCAGAACTACATTCTAACAGATGATAACGGTGTTCTAAGAACTCCACCGAACACTCAGACCTTTACTGTTACTAACACTCTTGCTCTTGATAGAGTTCTAGTGGCGCGTGATACTGGTGTTGTTGGTATCATTGACAAGGATCAGTTCGGTGGTCTGGCGGCTCCTGCTACTGACTTTAACGGCCTATCGGATCTAATCATTCGAGTAGCCGGTACTCTTGATGCTGAAGTGCCTGCTTCTGGTACTGTGAGAATTGTAGATGATGGATTACAGCAAGAACATATGTATGTATACGATAGTTTGAACACCACTGATGAAGAGTTCAATCTAAGAGTTGTAGATATCGGTGATGGTACTGCGGATGGTGGTACAAGCTCTACAGCCCTTATAGATGCCAGCGCGGCCTTTAATACTGCTCCGGTAGCTCTGCCAGGAATGCTTATTCGTAACACTACCGTTGGCACTGAAATTTACGAAATCGTGTCTGTAACAAACGACACTACTTTGGTAATTAAACCTCTATACGGAGGCACTACCTTTGCTACCACTAATACTTATACGCTGAACGCTCTAATTGGAGACCACACCGGTCCTTCTGATTACAGCACAGACGAGAATGTGTTCGACACGCTTATTGATGAGGAAGCAACAGGTACTAGTGTATCTAACACCTTTGTTAAGACTCCCGCTATGAACTTCGGTACTGTTGTGAATGTTCGACAAGGTAAGATCATCCTACCGTTCACTCAGAACCAGGATGTTGGTGACGCAGGAGCGAGTGTGACAACCGTTCGTACTCCAGACACCATTGCCGTCTAATAAAGACCTAGCCATTAGGTTAAGAAAATGGTATGCCGGTGGGGAACGAGGTCTTCTGTCTCTATGTGAGATGGAGGACACTCCCCCCGCAGTTAAAGCTCAAGCCGAGAACTGGTATAAAAAAGGCTATGCAAGGTTTGATGCTATACTAAAAGAATTGGAGAAAAATGATGACAGATAAAATTGGAAAGACAAAATCTAATGTTGGTGTAGAGGGTATCGACTCTATTCGTATTGCTGGACAACCCATCAACCATCTCGATATGGTTCCTTTAGCTCATGCTAAACTACAAATGGCTGAGGTTAGAAGAGTACAACTACAAAATAAAATCGAAAACGTAAAAGCCAAGTATCCCACGCAGAAGGTAAGTTATCTAGCAAGTCGTATTGTTGAGTGTCGTGAAAATATCGCTCGTATTCAAAATATGCACAAAGACAATAACGAGAAGATTATGGAGTATGCCTCTTTAATCATGGCTTGTAAGTTGCGGGACACAGAAATTGCTGCTATTCCTGAAGATCATCCTGACAAAAAACAGATTATTAAAGAGAAATTCCTAAAGGTTCCGCCTTATAAAACGGAGGCTATGCAGACTCAGATAAAACAATTTCAGGAAACTATAGATAGATGCACAGAGGTTATTGCTCAGGAATATGAAAGCATCGCAGAGTTCAACGAAGTGCTTGGACTATGCAAACAACGTGATCTTGAGTTAAAAAACCTCGGAGAGTAGAGTGAGTGCCAGAACGTTCAGACATAAATTTCGATTTTGCGGACAGCCCAAGGATTGCCCAGATAGATGCTGGTGCGCCTAACTTATCTATTCAAGATTTTTTAGACACAATCCGCATAACCGAAGATGAGTTTAATTCCATGTCTTTTGAGAAGCTGGCTAATGCTTCTGGTAAGGACGATCTTGGTGGCGGTTTGTTGGTGGGTATTACACTCGCTATGCAGAATCTTAGGGTGGCTCTAGAAGCTAATCGTACTCCTGCACAGACCGGCACAGTAACCACAGGCAGTTCTCCACCAGACGGAAGAGGACGCATTGACTTGATTGATACCGCAGCCACGTTTCAAGCCAATAATGTTGTCCGTGGATCTATGGTAGTTAACTTTACAGATACCAGTATTGCTGACGTGGTGGAGGTTATCAGTGAGACTCAGCTTCGAACCCAAACCTTAGTAAATGGTTCGGATAATGAGTTTGATATAGGTGATGTTTATCATGTCTTTAATGTGGTTCAATATCGAATAGATGGTGGAAATCTAGTGGCATTGGATGATATGGACGTGGTTATATCTGCTGTTTTACCCACAGCTTTCACTCAAGTTCTCTTGTTTTCAGACACCTCAGCCGCTCTGCTTAATCCAGCGGATTTGAATATCGTAAAACAGATGCTCGCTGGTAACGCTACTATCACTGGTGACGGCCCTTGGGTTGTTACAGTCTTCGATACGGACGGTGTTACTGTTCTTGAAACGTTTGATATTAGTGCCGATAAGAAGATTAGAACTAGGACTACACCATAATGGCTGACCCTCCAAGCCTATTTCCAGAGTATTTAGAGCAAGCTACTATTCAGATTGTGGGTTCTGGGTTGATAGACACTATTGCTGTGATACAAGAAACACAACTTCAGGTCTCGGTAGACACTTCACCTATCAACGTGGTACTCTTAGATGATCAAGCGTCAATAAGTCAGATTGAGATCGTTATTCAAGAACAGCCCATTGAGGTTACGCCGACGACTGACATAACAGTTAAGGAATGTTAAATGGCTCATTCATTCGATAAAACCTCAGAAGAGGCTAGTGACTACATTGTAGGTAGAGGCGATAGTCGTGCTAAAGGCTTCAAGCTAACCGATGAGAGCGGCACAGCCGTAAATATTACCGGTTTCACTTTCTCTTTGACTGTAAATACCCACAGAAATCCCGACCCTGGTGTTCCTATTGGAACAGAACTATTCACCGTGGCTGGCGTCATTATCAGCCCCCTTGGTGGAACGTTCTCATTTGCGCCCACAGCGGCCAACACAGATCAACTACCAGACACATATTTCTATGATATTCAGATGACGGACGCTGGCGGCGGCATCCAAACCATCATCAAAGGCAGATTTGTTATAATTCAGGACATTAGTAAGTAACATGGCTATTAATTATGCCAGTATGAGATCAACAGCAGAGCGTCTTATTCGTGAGAATGGGCGAGATATTACTGTTGTGCGAAGGTCTCGGACGCCAGGAGATCCGGCAAAACCGGGCCGTGCGGACGATACCACAACAACTTCTATAACAGTGAAGGGGGTGATCCTATTTGCAGACTTGGAACAGGTGGACAACGTAACCATCGAAAGACAAGATCAAATTGCATTTATTTCAGCCCAAGCTGTAGAGGGAGTAAACCCTGTGGCTTTGCTGGAGGATTACGATTACGTTGAAGATAGTGGAGAACGTTTAGATATCATTAACAAGAATGTTATTGAGCCTGGAATTGCTGGTAGTTCTAGAGTTCTTTACATCTTACAGTTGAGACAGTAGATGCCTATTGCAACTATTACAGCAGGCCGTGATGCCATCTACCTTCAGTTTGAGACTGCATGGAACGCACAGACTCCACCTGTTCCTATTCTTTTATACGACGATAAAGAATTCGATTTACCAGACGGCGATATTCCTTGGGCTTTTATTATGGTTCGTCATGTAACAGGCACCCAAGAGACCCTAGGTGAGATCGGGGGCCGTAGATTTAGACGTAAAGGTATAGTCACAGTCCAGGTTCGTACACCGACCGGATTGGGGTTGTCAACCAATGACATCTTTAGTAAAATAGCATTAGACGCATTTGAAGGCATTGAAACTGCACCAGATCAGGTCATTTTTAGACGTGCTAGATTACAAGAAGTAGGAAATGACGGGGCTTGGTTTCTGACTAATGTAATGGCAGACTTCGAATACGATGAGGTTAAATAGAGAGCGAGGGTAAAGGAAAATGGCTCAAGTAAACAAAATTGACTCCAATTTTACCGGGCTTCGGATTGCTGAAGAACTCGGTGCTTCAATTGGACTGGTCTCTGGCGCTGAGGTTTGGAACCAATACGAACCTAACAGCTATGAAGATCTTGGTGGTGAAATTACCACTATTGCTCGTAACCCGATTAACGACTCCCGACAGCGCAAGAAAGGTGTTGTAACGGATCTGGATGCCGATGGTGGTTTCCAGGTAGATCTCGTTGATGCGGGACTTCAAGAAATTATGCAAGGTTTCTTCTTTGCAGCCCTAGAACCTAAGGGTGAAGAAGTACCAACCGCTGCTACTACCGGTACTAATCTTTTCGATCTAGCTTCGACTACTGGATTTTTTGTTGGGTCTTTGGTCTTCTCAAGCGGATGGCCTGATTCAGCAAATAACGGTCTTCATGAAGTAACAGCCGTTGTGGTAGACACTACTATTGCGGTTGTAGCGACTCTAGTCACTGATGCTGCACCGCCCGCTGGTGTTAATATCGTTGTAGTTGGACAACAAGGCACAGCAGGAGATATCGACGTAGATGATGCTGGTGACTATGCTACTTACACTACCACTACTATTGACTGGACCACGCTAGGACTTATCCCTGGTGAGTGGATCTTCGTTGGTGGTGATCTAGCGGCTGATGCATTTACTACTGCTGCTAATAACGGTTTTAAACGTATTCGATCTATTGCGGCTAACGCCTTGGTAGTGGATCGTTCAGATGTAGCTATGGTTACAGAGGCCAGTACCACAGAAACCATTCAGGTATTCTACGGTCGTGTGCTTCGTAACCGTCCTGTTTCTACGGACATTGTTCGACGTACTTACCAGATCGAACGTACTCTAGGCGCTCCAGATGATGCTATGACTGCTGATATTCAGGCTGAATATATCATCGGTGCTGTACCCGGAGAGATTACCTTTAACTTCAATACTGCGGATAAGGCTACAGTTGATATGTCCTTTATCGGTATTGATAACGAACAGATTGATGGACCTACTTCCCTTAAGGCAGGTACACGTCCAACAGTTGTTGCTGAGGATGCCTATAATACTTCCTCAGATTTCACGCGCTTGCACATGGCGGTTCATAGCACTACTGAAGAGACCACTACCGCTCTGTTCGCTTTCTTGACAGAGTTCACGGTAACTATCAATAACAACTTGTCTCCTAATAAAGCTGTTGCTACTCTAGGAGCGTTTGATATTACTGCTGGTCAGTTTGCTGTTTCTGCTACCGCTACTGCATATTTCTCAAACGTTGCTGCGATCCAAAGTGTACGGAACAATGACGACGTTTCTATTGACTACTCACTGGTGCATGGTGCTTCCGGTGAGAAAAAGGGCATCACTATGGACGTTCCATTGCTTGCGCTAGGCGACGGTAGAGCGAACGTAGAACAAGATGAACCTATTACCCTTCCGCTAACAGTTGATGCGGGAGCCGACCGGCTGTTCGACCACACTCTGTTGATGGTCTTCTATGATCACCTACCAGACTTGGCTGACACAGCCTAATTAACTAGCCCCTCGCCTAGCCTCTAGTCCGAGATTCCTTCGGGGGTCTCGGGCTACCTCTCATTAAAATTTTGGAGAATAACGATGACTGACGAAACTATGATTCCAGAAGCCTCTCTGACTGAAAAAAGAAAGGCTTCTATTTACGATTATTTTGATACCGATGCTGCTAAGGAAACAAAGGGCATAGAGGTTGATTACGGGGACTCCGGTGTGTTTACATTGGCCCGTGCTGGTGGATCTAATAAAGCATTCACTAAGAAGGTAGAGTTGCTTATGCGCCCGTATCGACGTTTCATGCGTGGTGGTGATATCTCTAAGGTGCCTGAAGGGGTACTTGAGGAAGTCATGCAGAAAGCGTTTATAGAAAACATTCTAATTGGATGGGATGGTGTCACTAATAAAGAAGGGGATGCCATTGAATACAGCACAACTGCTGCTGAAAAACTATTCAAGGATCTTCCTGAATTGTTAGCAGATCTTCAAACGGTTGCTTCTGATCACACCGCCTACTTACAGGCTGAGATCGAGGAAGACGCGGGAAACTAGCCGAGGTTCTTCTCGACATGCTTGAGAGGGACATTGATAAAGAGGCTATTATAATGCAACAAGCGTTACGCCTAAATGCCCCTCTACCAGATAAGATAGCTAACGTACCTGATCTCAACACAGGTTTGGAATTTTATCTAGAAGTATACTTGGATCTTTGTTCTGATAAAAATGTCGGTTTTGGAGAAGGGCCTATTCCGTGGAGTGCTATGAACGAATACGCTAAAAGATACAATATTGCAGACGAAGAGTTCGAAAGAATGGTATCTGTACTACGGGCCGCTGATGCCGAGGTACTAAAAGGTAAACAAAAGACAGCCGAGAGAAAAAAAGGTAAACAAAGGTAATGCCTACTTTTAAGTTTGATCAGTTGCCACAAGTAATGCGTGTTATGGGAAAAGTTATTCCTAGAAATATGCAAAAACTAATGGGCACAGCGGCTAGAACTTTTGGTAGATCTGTAGTCCTCTCAACTCCTGTTGATGTTGGTGACGCCCGTGCTGGTTGGGTGGCGTCTGTAGGGGCTCCCAGTAATCAAACAAGAGGCGCTTTCTCTCCGAATATACAATTAGGTAGTGCCGTTAAGACACTGGCTGCTGGTCGTTTCGCAGACATACCTAATGCCTCTGGCGCTATAACG